AATTAAAAGACATATTTGTGAAGGGCAAAGAAAAACCTATACAAATTTATACGTTAGATAGTTATGACAAAAGCACAAGAATCACTTAATAGAATAGAAACTCACGAAAAAGAATGTCTTATACGATATAAAAATATTGAAAAAAGATTAGAGGATGGTTCGCGAAGATTTGATAAATTAGAAACTATGTTATGGGCTGTTTATCCTTTTATTTTAGCCTCAGTTGTTTTATCAAGGTTTTTATGAGTAAGGTTTTGATAGGTATTGTAGTGGTGCTATTGGGCATAACTTATTACCTTTTTACGCAAAATCAAACACTTACAGCAAATAATTTACAACTAGAAGGTGCCATAGCTACACAAGAAGAAGCTATACAAAGCTTACAAGACGACTTCAGTTTGCAAACTACCGAGCTAAACAATCTAGCAAAAAAAAATCAAGCAGCAGAACGAGAACTTAACAGATACGTTAAGTTTATACAAAATTATCAACTAACCTCCAAAATTCTAGAGGATCCTGTAGAAATGGAAAGGAAAATTAATAATGGCACAAAACACATTATGGAAGATATCGAAAAAATCAGCACTACTGTTGATGATCTTGATGACGGCCTCCAGTTGCAGCCTGCTTCCAACTAAACAAATAGAAGTAACTGCAAAACCACTTGAACGAACTATAGTGCAACCTGTTATGCCTCGCGAAATAGATTTACGTGAGCCTATGTGGATTGTAGTAACACCTGATAACGTTGATGAACAGTTAGCAAGAATAGAAAAACAAGAAGGTGAGCTTGTATTTTTAGCTATGACAATACCTGATTACGAAATTATGGCTTACAATATGCAAGAACTAAAAAGGTATATTAATGAACTTAAAGAAGTTGTTGTGTATTATAGGACAGTTACTACAACTAAAAAGGAGCAGTAATATGAAGATATCACAAGAAGGTTTAGCTTTAATTAAAAAGTTTGAAGGTTGCCCAACAGACGAAGATGGTAATGTTGTAAGTTATAGATGTGCAGCAAATGTTCCTACAATAGGTTATGGCTCAACTAAATATAAAGGTAAGCCTGTAGAAGACGGTATGAAGATTAGTATGCAAGAAGCAGAAGATTTACTTATTCATGAAATGGATGAATACGAAGGCTATGTAAACCACATGGTAAAAGTAGATATCAAACAAAATGAGTTTGATGCGTTAGTTGCCTGGGTATTTAATTTAGGCCCATCAAACTTTTCTAGCAGTACGTTATTGCAGAAAATTAACATAAAAGATTGGGATGATGTTCCAAATCAAATTAAAAGATGGAACAAAGCTGGCGGAAAAGTTTTACAAGGCCTCATTAGACGAAGAGAAGCAGAAGCTTTATTGTTTGAGGGCAAGGAGTGGCACGAGGTATAAAATGCCGTTACAAAAAACTATATTTAAACCTGGTATTAACAGAGAAGGAACTGCCTACGATAACGAAGGCGGATGGTTTGATTGTAACTTAGTAAGATTTAGAAAAGGTAGACCAGAAAAATTTGGTGGTTGGCAAAAATTATCATCTGCTACATATCTTGGTACTGCAAGAGCTTTGCACGGTTGGATATCTTTAGGCGGCACTAAATACTTGGGTGTAGGAACACATCTTAAATACTATATTGAAAGCGGAACTGTATTTAACGATATAACACCAATAAGACTTACCACATCAGCAGGTGACGTGACATTTTCTGCTTCAAATGGTGATGCTACTATTACTGTAGCTGACACCTCACATGGAGCTGTAAAGAATGATTTTGTTACATTTAGCGGAGCTTCCTCACTAGGCGGTAATGTTACTGCCGCAGTATTAAATCAAGAATATCAAATAGCAACTATAGTAAATGCTAATAGCTATACAATCGAGGCAAAAGATACATCTGGTACTACCGTAACTGCAAATGCATCAGATAGTGGTAATGGTGGATCATCAGTAGTAGGTGCTTATCAAGTTAATGTAGGATTAGATGTTTATGTTCCTGGAACTGGTTGGGGTATTAACGGTTGGGGTGAAGGAACTTTTGGAAGTACATCTGCTTTGAGTAGCACTAACCAACTTAGATTATGGACACATGATAATTTTGGTGAAGATATAATAATAGGTGCTAGAAATGGTGGTATTTTTAAATGGACTGAAAACAATGGTGTAACAACAAGAGCCGTAGAGTTATCTGGTATTACAGGTGCAAACTTAGTTCCTACTGTTGGCTTACAGGTTATTACATCTGAAGTTGATAGACATTTGATAGTATTAGGAGCTGATCCTATATCAGGTACATCAAGGACTGGTGTTATTGATCCTATGCTAATAGCATTTAGCGATCAAGAAAACGAGTTAGAGTTTGAACCATTATCAACAAATACCGCAGGGTCTTTAAGATTATCATCTGGTTCTAGTATTATTGGTGCGGTAAAAGCTAGACAAGAAATATTAATATGGACCGATACAGCACTATACAGCATGCAATTTGTTGGGCCACCTTTTACTTTTGCTGTAAATTTAATTAATGAAGGAACTGGTCTTATAGGGCCAAAAGCAGCCGTAACTACACCATCTGCGGTATATTTTATGAGTTATAACAACTTTTATTTTTACAACGGTTCTGTAAATACTCTTCCTTGTTCAGTACATAATTATGTATTTGGTGATATAAATCTTACACAATCTTTTAAAATTAATGCTTTTACAATTAAAGATAAAAATGAAGTAGGTTGGTTTTATTGCTCATCTAGCTCATCTGAGATAGATAGATATGTTATCTATAATTATGCAGAAAATTTATGGTTTTATGGCCAATTAGTTAGAACAGCTTGGCTGGATTCTGGTATAGAAAATTATCCTAGAGCCGTAAGTAGTGGTTATTTATTTCAACAAGAAATAGGATTTAATGATGACGGTTCACCTATGACAGGTGTATTTATTGAAAGTAGTGACTTTGATTTAGATGATGGTGAAAGGTTTGCATTTGCTAGGAGAATTATACCAGACTTTAAATTTATACAAGATCCTAACAACGGATCAGTAAATGTAGTAGTAAAAACAAGAAACTTTCCAGGCGATACTTTAGCAACTAATTCTACTAATGAAGTAACTAGCACTACCCAACAATCACATATAAGAGCTAGAGCTAGACAGATGGCCTTACGTATAGAAAGTAATGATGATGCAACAAATGACGGTAATTTATCTATAGGATGGAGGCTAGGTGCTACAAGGATTGACATAAAAACAGACGGTAAAAGATGAGTAAGTTGTTACAAACGCAACTTCCATTAACACAAACGGATGTGACTCCTGACGTTTTTAACCGTCTTATTAGACTATTAGAAATAAATTTAGGCTCAGTTGACCTAGACAATACGCGTCAAGTAAGCGAAAATGAGCTGAATACTATAAATTTTAATGCTGGTAGTATTATTTGGAATACAACATTAGAAGTATTACAGGTATATACTGGCAATAAATGGCTAGATATAGGGACAAGACTTGTAGATGATGGTTTACAAGCAACAAGTACGTTAGGTAAGGTTACTGTTAAAAATAATGGTGCTACATCTATAAAACTTGCTAATTTTGGAAAATAATAGATACTTTATGTATCTGCAAACAACTTAGTTAAGCTATGGAAAAAGACGTACAAAAATTAATAGACGCAGGACAACAGGAAGACTCAGTAATTGTTCATGCTGCACCAGGCGAGATGGTGGTTCCTCCTGTCATATCAGAACAAACCCAACAAATGATTAACCAAGATATGCAATCTGTAGGATTAAATCCTGCTGAGTATATGATTGGTCAAGGATCAGTAAATAATCTTACAGGTTTACAAGAGTTTGGATTCTTATCTAAATTATTTAAAAAAGTTAAAAAGGTAGTAAAAAAAGTAGCACCTATTGCCGTAAGTTTTATTCCTGGTATGCAGCCCTTAGGTAAAGCATTATTAACAGCTGGGGTTGGTAAAGCTTCAGGTATGGACACAAAAGATGCATTACTAGCTGGAGTGACTGCTGGGGTTGGGGCTAAATTAAGTGGTGCTGGAACAGCAGGTAAAGTTGCAGGAGAAACTGCAAAAAAAGGTGTTTTTGGTGGAACGTTAGGACCTAGAATTAGGTCTGGACTAGGTTCTGTATTTAATCCTACTAAAGAAACTGGCATTTTTGGCGGTAAACTAGGTCCAAATATTAGAAGAGGTATTGGAAATATATTTGGTGGAGGATTGGGTACTGGCCAACAAACACCACAGTTTGAAATGATACTGGATGAGGAAGGTAATCCAACTGGCATGTATCAGGAAGTAGGTATTGAAGGATCATCATTTAGTTTATCTGATCTACAACAGGCTGGCTTTATGGATAGAGATGGTAATTTTGTAACACCCACACAACAAACAGGACCATTTGGAGGTACATTAGGACCTAGACTGAGACAAGCATTTTTAGGATCTGGTGATCAATCTGGAGTATTAGGTAATTTAGTAAGTAGCGGTCAACAAACAGGAACACAAAGAGGCCTAGGATTAGGTGGTGCTGGCGGTATTGCAGCACTAGCTGCTCTTTATGGTTTAGCTACTAAAAAAGCAGCAGAAAAAACAGAAGGTGGTTTACGCGATATACGGTTATCTACAAGACCTGATTTATTACCGCAAGCAACATTCCAAGGTTTTGATGTTGGTGTAAGACCAGGTATGTCTTATGGTGGTGGTATGGGTTTTAGTGAGTTAGATATGCGTATGGGCGGACCATCTGAAGGCCCTGGTACTGAAACAAGTGATGATATACCAGCTATGTTAAGTGATGGCGAGTTTGTGATGACAGCTGCTGCTAATAAAGGACTTGGCGGTTTTAAAATAGAAAAGAACAAGGATAGCTTAACCATTTTCCCAACTGGTAAACCAGATAGAGAGCAAGGCTTTAAAAACAACGACAAGCTTATGAAGTTTTTTGAAGGTTATCAGGACATGATGAGTTAGATATGGGATTTTTAAGTAAAGCATTTAGAAACAGAGGTCTTATAGAAAATTTATCAAGAGATCCTGTTGCACGTATTGAACCTATTGCACCACTTTTAAATCCTATTGGTAGTTTTCCACAAATACCTCAACAACCTATAATTCCAATTAGACCTTTACCTAAAGAGCAACCTATTGTTCCATTACCACCAACTAATATAGGTGGACCACCTTTGGACACATCTTTAATACCCGAAAGAGAAATATTAGAAAGACCGATTATCCCACCAAGTCGTGGTATCATAGGATCTAACCCAATTATAGAATCTGGAACAGGTGGAATTGGGGCTAGACCAGATTTACCACAATTACCAAGAAGCAGTTTGTTTGGGGGCAAGGGTATGCGTGATGATTTTATGTCTATAGAAAGATTAGATGAGCCTATAAGAGAAATACAACCACGCCCTGTAACAAAAACTAGTACGCTGCCTGAAGGAGTTGATGAAGGCGGAACATATTATACCGACTCACAAGGTAATCGTATGTATCAACCTCCTATGGCAAAAGCAGATCCAGGCTCGTTTGTGTCACAAGTCATGCCAACTCCTATAAACTTAGCTACAGGTAAACCAAATCCAAATCCATTTGCATCTTTAAATGAATCTAGTGAAGCAACTTTACCAATTGCAACACCTAAACCTTTAACGGCTACACCAGTACTTACACCTGATCAAGTTATAGAATCTGCCCCTACCATGCCAGCTGCAGTGGCAACAGATGTGGGGGCAGTACCTACGACTATACCGCAAGATGTTAGAGGCCAAGTTGATCCTGTATTAGCACAACAAGATGTATTAGAAGAACAAACTGATCCTTTGTTAAGAGCATTATATTTTGGAACTGCAGATCAGCCTGGATTTATAAATCAATTACAACAAGCTACAGCAAATCTTATTGGTAGTGATGTACCGTTACAACAAACAGCAGGGCTTAGTGAACTAGAACAACTTGCACAAGATAGAGCATTATCTGATCTTGGCGTAGCAGAACCTTTTGTTGGTGAGTCAGCAGATTTAATTAGAGGCACTACAAAACAGTTTGATCCTAGTATGACACAACAATTTTTTAATCCTTTTGAAGATCAGGTTGTGCAACAAACTATACAAGATGTTTTAGAAGCTGGAGAAAAAAGAGATATTCAACAAAGAGCAAGAGATATACAGACAGGCGGTTTATCAGCTTTTGGCTCTAGAGCTAGGCTAACTGCTGCTGACCGTCAAGAAGCTCTTGGTAGAGGCTTAGCTGAAGCACTAGGCGGTATAAGACAAGCAGGCTTCGGTCAAGCACAAAGAGATGCACTATCAACTTTTGCACAACAAAGACAAGCAGAACAACAAGCAGCAAGAGATATAGGACAAGTCGGTTCTACCTTAGCTGATTTACGTGCAAGAGAAAGAGCTGGACTTGCAGGCTTTGGTCAAACAGGTAGAGGTATAGATGAAACTGCTTTATCTAGATTGTTCCAGCAACAAGTTGATGCACAAGGCAGACCGTTACAAGCATTACAACTTACTGGATCTTTATTACCTCAGTTCCAAGCAGGCCGTACAACTATAGAATCTGATTATAGATTACCTGTAGATCCGAGTGCTAGAGGATTAGGAGCTGCCTTAAATGCATATACTGCACTAGCACCTGGGCAAAGTAATGATTTATCAGGACTAGGAGCAGCTTTTAGTGGTTATGGTGCAACATGATAGGAGAAACTATAGTAACAGCACCAAGAATATCAACTGATATTGAAGTAGAGCCAATACAAATTGATACGTCATTCCAAGATATAAGTAGTGAACTAGCTGAGCTTGAAAAACAAGTACAAGAATTACAACAAAGAAAACAAAGTTTAATAGGACAATCCCAGCAAGGCTTGGGTAGATTTGCACCTCAAGAAATGTTTTCGTTTACAGATCCTAATTTTCAGGGCGGTAAACAGATGTTTGTTAAAGACTTTGATAATTTAATAAATCCCTTATTAGAAAGAATACAAACTCTCAAAGAATTACAGACTACTAAAATAGATCAAGCTGGTATTAGTCCTGCTCCTATAAAAGTTGATCCAGATCCAATACAAACACAAATAGATGAAATTAATTCTGGAATTGCTGATCCAGAAGTGCCGACTACATTAACTACAGAAATACCTGATGCAGGTGATACTACAAATGAAGAAGATCAAGAGGATACAGAATCTTCTGTAAGTGAATTTTTTGGTGGTAGAAATTTTAAAACTTTTTTGAGGAACGTTGGACAAGCTTTAACTGAAACAGGTCAAATGGGTGAGGGATTGGCTGTTGGGTCTGCGGCAGCAGCTAGAGAAATTGCAGCAAGAGAGTTAGCTAAAGAAAAAGAATTAGCTGAATTAGCAAAAGAAGCTTTAGAAAAAAGTTTAGAGGGTATTAAACCAGCAGATGCAGAAAAACTTGGTACAGCAGAAAAAAATATTAATACTAATATAAAAAAATTTAACGATACTCAACAAAAAATAAGAAGTGTTGATGAGGCTATATATTATCTTAAAAATGATACTAGGTTTGGTGGTGGTATAGGTTTTCTTGGTTTACTAGGTAAATTTAAAGACGATTTGTATGCAATTGCTGGTATAGGGAGAAATGATGATACAGGTTTTGAAGGGTTGGAAACTAGAACTAAAGTAGATGCAATTTTAAGAGTTTTACAACAACAAGGTGTAAGAGAAATTTTAGGTGAAGAAGGAAGTAGAGCAATTTCTAATTTAGATAGAACTTTAGTTGGAGAAATATTTGGTACATTAACAACTAGGACTACGTTTGCTGAAATAATTAAAAAATTAGAGGATAGTCGTGCAAGATTTCAAAGAAGTCAAGAATTAAATAGAGATAATGTAATTAGTGATGTTAATTTAATCACCAATATAAATATACCTTCTGGCATATTAGGCACAGTAAAACAACCTGGCACTCAACGTCAACAGATTGGTTCAATAATTGATTATTTACCATCAACAGATTCTACTTTCACCCCAAATATAGATCAAAATATAGCAGGTGAGGCAGATATTTTTGAAAATCCAGAAGATTTAAAAAGAAAAGCTTTAGAATCTTCAGGTATTAACACAAATACCCCAAACCCTTACCCTTAAATATGCCTAGATATAAAATAAATGTCAGCCCTACCGTCTCTCGCGTAGTTGAAGCTGATAATATAGAAGAGGCTAAAAGAATAGTAACTAATGAAATCGTAAAAGGCATTGTATCCCCAATTTATGATGATTTATATTTTGATTACACATCTGGTGTAGAGGACAGACAACTTAGAAGAGAATTAGCAATAGCAGATGATGATAATGATAAACGTGCTGTTCTTACTAAAAGACTTGGATCTGACGGATTTATACAAAACACAAAAGGCGATTTTGCAATTACACCAGAAGGCATGACTGAGTTAGGATTACCGTTTAAAAGCATTTCTTTACAAGATGGCTATAAGGTAAATAAAAATACGGTTATAGATGCTAAAGGCATACAAAGATCAGATTTAGCAGATTATATGGGTATAACTGGTCCAATAGTAGGTGCAATAGCTTCATTTAGCCCACAGTTAAGGATTATAAAAGGATTAACTGCTTTACTTGGCGGCAATAAACCAGTTGCAAGAATATTAACTTCTGGCATAGGAACAGCTGGCGGAAAAGGCGTTGAAGAAACTGTTGAATATACAAGAGGTGTTCAAACACAAGAAGCTGAAGATATAGCAAAACTTTTAGGTACAGAGTTTTTATTAGGTTTTGGAGGACAGACTTTGGGTGAAGGTGTAAGTGCTGCCTTTAAATATTTACTTGGTCCAAAATTATCACCTAATAATGTAAGGTCAATAAATCAAGCTTCTAAGGGAAGATCCCAATTTGATGTTAATAAATTAGATACAGATTTAGGAAGACCAGCTACGGAAAAAGAAATACAAAAAGCAGTTAAAGATGGAAAAGTTTTTGTTGGTGATGCTTTTCGTGCATCATTTGGAACTTTAGGTGCTAGATTACCTGCTAGGGGTCAACAAATTTTAGAAGAAGTTACAGGTAGAGAAACTAGAGTTAGGCCAAGCACTACCTATTTAATGAACGAAGTTAAACGTATTGGTAATTTAAAGGACAAAGAGGTTTCATTGTTGACTGATCTAGTTGACGACTATACAGCTGGTAGAATTACAAGCCAAGTTGATGAAATTGCAAAAAATTATAATAAAACAGAAAAAGATTTAACTAAAGAACTTAAGTTTTTAGTTGAGGATATTGTTGATCGTTCTTTCGCAACAGGCGGTTATAAAAATGCACCAGGCGTAAGAGAATTAGGTAATGATATTAGGGATGTTTTGGCAGAAGCAAAAAAAACCGTAAATCAAGAGGTTGGTGCAGAATATGCGGTTGTTGATAGTATTTTTGATCAAATGTCAGATCCATTAATAACAAATTCTGTAAGAAAAGAAGTTAATTCAACAATAAATCAATATGCTAAAGAAGCTAAAGAAATTATTGAAAATTACAAAGAAACAGATGTGTTTTGGAGGCTAAACACTCCTGGTGCAACTATAGATAGCAACACTATTATGGTTATAGAAAAAGGTTTGGATGATTTAGTAAACTTATCGTCTAAGGGTCAAGCTAATTTAACACAAGTAAGAAATGCAATAGATGGCATAAGGGAACAATCATCTATATTACCTTTACATGAACAAAGAATTGTTAAAAGAGTTTTAAGAAAATTTGATGATAGTGATGTTGGAGGTTCTGATAGTATTCTTACAAGTCTAGAAAAAAATGGGGCTAGTAAATTTAAAGTAGAAATAGCAAAACAAAATGCACAAGTCTTAGCTCGTATGGAGCCAAAAATTGATTTAACACAAAACGATACATTAACAATTAGAGATGCTGTTACTTTGTTAAGACGTGCAAATGAAAAAAGTTTTACAAGAAATTTACCATTTGATAATGCAGTATTAGCTAGAATTAAAGCTGATGCTTTAACAAAAGGTGCTACTGATGCAGACGAAATATTTAGCAAATTAATTTATAGTGGAACACGTAAGGATCTTGAAGATTTTTTTGATGCTCTAGGACAATATGACAATTATGCAAGAAATATTATAAAGGATCCTACTAAATCAAATAACGTAAATTATTTAAAATCACAAATTAAAAAAAGGTTGTTTGCAGATGCTTTTCAAAACAGTACTGATGTAAATACTGGCAATATAAATTTTGGTGCTTTTGTAAGAAGTATAAGAAAATTTGATTCTGAAAATGAAGGTAAATTAGAAATATTATTTAGCGACAAAGGTGGTAAGAGCGTTGCTACTAAGTTTAGACAAACAATAGCACAATTAAGTAAGATTGATCCAAAACTAAGAGCTTCTGAAGTGAAAAAATTAGTTGACGAGTTACCAAAAGAAACAGGGCTTACCGCAAGCTCTCAAGGAGAAAAATTTATTGATGGACTAGATTCGTTAGCTCAAGCAGCTGCAAGAAGAGAAAAATTTACTACCAATAAAAATATATCAGAACTACCATCTAAACCTGTTGATGAAATAGTAGAAACAATATTCAGACCAGGCAATAGCCGTAATATTGAATTTATAAAACAAAATGTAGATGCAGATACTTTTAAGAAAATACAAGATGCGAGTTATGTAAGATTATTAAAAGATTCAATAGATTTTGGACACAACGATAGAGGTATGCTTACAGATGTTTTTAGGCACAAAAATTTATCAAACACACTAGAAAAATATGGAGACACAACACTTGAATCTATGTTTGGTAAAGAAGTTACTACTGGATTAAAAGGATTAGTAGAAACTATAGATTTACTTACAAAAGGTGAGCCAGGTCGTGCTAGAATGGCAGGTGGTATAGTGGCTGCTAGTTTTGGTATAGGGTTACTATTAAAACCCTTGGCCGTATTAACTGTGGTGCCAGCTATAGCTGTGTTAAAAGAAATTATTTCTAGTCCAAGATTACTTAGAGCCTTAACCAAAACTGATTATGATTCAATTTCAGCTGTTATTGATGGAATTAATGCGGCACTTTTACAAACAGGTGCAAGAGGCGTAGATTTTTTACGTGGAGAAATAAAAAGAGAAACATCAGACCTTATTCAGCAAGCCAGAGATACAGATGAGTTTAGAGAAATACAAAGTCAAGTAAAGCAACCAATATCACCACCACAAACTCCAGTTACTTTGCCTATTGTAAAACCTGCACCAAGAGCTTTTGAACAAGATGAAGCAGCTCGTAGAGATTTTGCTAGGAGATTATTTGGTGAAGAGGTTATATAAGCCCTATTTCATCCCTATCAAAACCTAACGGCACATCTGATAAACATGTAAGATGTTCCTTTGGTATGTGTATATAGGGTTCATTATCTTCGTCATAATTAGGAGTTGCATTTATATTCATACGGATATCGTATTGATGTTTAGGCATCCATTCATGCATCCATATACCGTCTGTCATACCGTAAACTACAATAAATGGATGTCCTGTAGATTGTGCAAATGAAGCACCTTTGCGTAGTTTATTTGCTGATAGTATAAAAGTATCATACTTATCACTAGCAAAACTGCGGCATTTGATTTCACACCAATACCATTTATTAGCAGATTCTATCCAGTAATCAATACTGTAGCTTACTGGTAGTTTATGACAGCTTACTTGCCACAGGCCTTCAATAAAACCTGCAACCCTATCCTCTCTTTTTTTATCTTGTATTGTTTCAAAACTTGGTGTTTTAAACATAATTACCTCCTATTCCTCAAAAAATGTAGGATCGACAGCGACAAACCTTTTGGTTGGTCTACCCTTACCGCCTACTTTAATATCTATTTCCTGGATTTCTCCAGCGT